TCGTCCATGTACCTTGCCCAGCGCCGGTGGCCAAGGTCGTGATGAATGTAGCGATCGATGATGCCGCCGTACACGTTGGCGAATAGCTGGCTGGTCAAGCTACCGATTGGAATGCCGCAACCGTCCGGTGGGATGATCTCGCGCAGGATGCGCAGCGTCAGTTCGCAGCCGATTTTCCGCTCGATGAGGTCGTGCAAGATTGCTCGGTTCACCGACGGAAAGAACTTGCTGTAGTCCGTCTTCAGATAATGCGTAGCGCCCGGTTTGCGCAGTTCTGCCTGCACATACCGAACGCCGGCGTGGGTTCCCATGCCTGGGCGGCAGGCAAAGGTGTGGTTGAGGAGCGTTTCCTCAAATAGCGGCGCAATCACGTTGCAGAGCGCGTGTTGCACCAGCCGGTCTTTGAAATCGAGCGCAGATATTAGGCGCGGCTTCGGTTCGTAGATTGTGAACTGCCGGTACCCGCCAATCTTGTATTCGCCTGCAGCGAGTTCATCGCGCAGGTTGTTGAGGTTTATCTGGGCATATTCTTTGAATTCCAAGAAGCCAAAGGTCATGCGCTTGGCTTTTGCGGTGCGGTGGTAGGCCACGCGCATATTTTCGGGGTGGGTAATACGGTCAATCAGGTGTTTGTGTCGTTTCATTCGAATGCCGGTACCGGTGTTCACCAGCGGCTTGTGGCTGCTGGCTACTAACCGGAGTCCCGAACCCAGTAACGTATTTCCCGAAGGAGGACAGAATGGCTGACCACATTGGTAATGCGATCTGCCTGCCGAGCCGTAACTACGGCAGAGCGGTATTTGCTGTCGTCACAGACGCCGCGAGCCCCGATGTTGTTGTTCGAGTTCGTGGGAGAGTTGTTCCAATTCGAATACCGGGAACCGGAGTTGGCACCGTTGCCCCAGTTGCCCCCAAATAGAACGGCGTCGTTATCCAGACTGCCCCTTGCGTTTCTGCTTCACAATCCATGCCCCCATGATCTTGCCCACCTCAGCGATCAGCACGAGGGCTGTTTCACATTGGTTGGGCGTGATCACGCGGTCATTCAGGCTCAACAAAAACCGCAACCAAAACCGCAGATGCGCCAATCCTGCATCTGCGATGTAAAGCCGGGAAATCTGGTTTGACTTCCCGGCCTCGATAAACATCTGCACTTGGCCAAGTAATGCCCTGGTGAACATCTCCTTGGCGACGCCGTGTCGCCTTGGGATGTTTTGGGCAATCGGGTAGAGGTACGCAATCACCGTCTCGTACTTGTCCACGATTGCCAACTGGTCATAACTGGTCAGGTGTTCCTTTATCGGCTGCATCGGTGCTACCGCACCGATTAAGGCAGAATCAAGTGGTCACAGACGCCGCGAGCCCCGATGTTGTTGTTCGAGTTCGTGGGAGAGGCGTTCCATACCGAATACCGGGAACCGGAGTAGCCACCGCCGCCCCAGCCGCCCCCAAATAGAACGGCGTTTTCCATCTGGTAGGTCGAGCCACGACCGCCGGTATTCGCCGTCCAGCTTGCGCCAGCAGCACCACCGCCAAATTCATCGCCCCAGATATTCATGACGCCGGATGCCTGGTTGATACCCCACTTGGAGACGTAGGCGGCATTCCATATCGTCGATCCCTGGTCGGTACCGATCGAGGAGGCTTCGGTTGTACCGTAGGCCAGCGCGGCAAACTCGCTGTACGTCGGGCTCTTCTTGCCGTAGCTCTTCAGGACTTCGTTGGCTTCCCACCAATTGAGCGACCCGTAGGCACTGGTGCCGCTGCCGCCAAACAAGGTCGGGATCTTCGGCGGGCTGGAACCGTCGGCAATCGTCACGTTGTACTTGGACGAGCCGTTGGTCAGGTGATCAACGCCGAGCAGGTAAATGTCTGCCCAGAATCCACCGGCAATCAGCGCCATGCCGCGTGGGTCGTTACAGGCCGGACGGAACTTCAGATCCCAGAAGCTGTATTCATTGATCTGGGCGGTGCTATTGCCACCGCCTGGGCTACCAGAGTGACCGCCGGGGGCGTAGTGGAAACCGCCGATTTTCAGGTAGTTACCAGCACCGGGTGCCGAAGTGTGGTTTGAGGTTGCCTGAATCGTGCCGTCATCCTTGACCCAGACGGCGTAGTCGGTGCCGGCTGTCAGGGTAGGCATGGAGATTGCAGTTGCCGTGGCAAAATTGACCAGCTTGGAGCCGACGAACATGAATGTTCCCGCCTTGATGCTGGCTGTACCGTTGCCGGTCTTGGTGAAAATAACGGACGTTGGATCGGCCTTAAAGAACAGACCGTAGGGTGGCGCGTTAACGATGCCGAGGGCGGTCAGTGCATCGGCTTGAACGCCGGTCGTGCCGAGCAGATCGGCGAGGAAGGCGCGTAGTTGGGTTAGGGCGGTCTTAAACCCGCCTTCGGTTACGCCGGAGCCTGTAAAGTCGGCTGAGGGTGGCAGTGCATTAGGCATGAAAATCTCCTGGCAATAAAAAAGCCACCCGAAGGTGGCTTGGATTGGTTTCTGGGGTTACTCGGTTACTGCGTCCACATCAGAGCGGTATCGGTTGTCCACATTGGCGAGTTGCTGCCGAGGACGTTCTGGCCGACAAGGGTTAGCATCGTATCGACGCCGCCGACGGTTTTCTTGAAATACAGCTTCCCGTCGTAGGTGTTGAGCGCAAGCTCTGCAGCGTCAAGCTGCGCCGTAGTTGGCTGCTTGCCGCTAACTGAGGACTTTTTGAGTTTGATGACATTTGCCATAAGCAGGCTCCCTTCGTTTGCCTAAACAGGCAGGGTTGATAAATCAGAATGTGCCGCCGTCGATGGTGGCAGACGGGGACAGGTAATCGGTGCCAGCAACAGCGGCGGTGACTGATCCTGCGCCATTTCCCTTGAGGAGGCCAGACGCGGTAATTGCCGCCTGGTAATCCGTACCTGCCACCGCTGCGCTGACCGAGCCAGCACCACCGCCTTTAAGCAGGCCAGAGGCGGTGATTTGCGACTGAGCATCCGTGATGCCATAGCCAGCCAGGGTGGTTGGGTTGGTGCCGCCGGTCACGCGGCCATAAGCATCGACGGTGACGGATTTGTAAGTGCTCGCGCTGACGCCAGTAGTCGCCAGGTCGATACTGTCGGCGTTGACGACAATCCGCGCCGAGGAAGCGGTACCGATATCAAGCTGGTTGCCTGTTTTGGTTAGACCGGCCCCGGCAACAATCTGCCCAGCGCCTGAGAATTGCACCCAGGTGACGGCGGTGCTGCCCAGAGTGCCGCCCTGGTCTGACGTACATAGGAAGCCGTTGTCGGCGTTGGTCGTTCCCTGCTCGACAAAGACGTAGGCATTGGGAAACTCTGCCCAGACAGACATATCGTCCGAACGCGCCCAGGCGGTTGCCGAAACGACGTAAATACCGTTTTGGGCGGCGGTAGTCTGATCTTTGACCAGTACGCGGTCACCGGCCACCAGGGCAATCCCGTCGATGGTCATCGTGCCTGACAGGCTGGCGATATTGGCAGTCGTGGCGGCTTTTACCGATGCTTTAGGGTCCAGACCCTGCACTGCCAGATCGACATAGTTTTTGGTGGCGGCATCCTGAGCGCTGACCGGATCGGCCAGGCCAGAGGCTTTTTGGTTGTTGAAGCCGACTGCGGCGGTCGGTGCAGCCATTTGATCCAGACGCGACGTGCGTACCTGGGTGTCAAAGTCGCTGATCTTTGCGGCGGTCAGTGTCGGAATATCGCTGGCAGCCAGTGGTGCGCCTGCCGTAACGCGACCCTTGGCGTCGACGGTAACTTTCTGATAGGTGCCTGCGGTGACGCCGCTATTGGCCAGGGTCAGGGCGATTGACGTGGTACCAGAGCCGGTAGCGTCGCCGCTGACGGTGATATTCTGGTTTCCGGTCAGATAGTTTTGGCCTTTGACGAACGCGGTGCTTGCCGCTTTGGTGCTATTGTCGGTTCCGGTTAGGGTGCCGACGACCGGGGTGTTCGAGAAGGTTTTGTTGCCGCCGATGGTCTGGTCAGTTGACTTATCGACGAATGCGCCCTTGCCAGCAATCGCCTCCACAGAAGTGGCTGAGCCGCCTGCGCCGCCAGTGCCTACACCGTAATAAAGGGTCGAATCTACTTCGTTGAAAGCAAGTTCTGCATTCTCCAACGACGACGGCGCTCCTGGTGCGCCGGATAAGCGGCGCTTAATGCGTACTGTATTGGTCATGATTGCTCCTGATTAAAAGTTGCCGCCGTCGGTCAACGACGTTTGTGAAATGTTTTCCCAGTAATTGCCAGAGAACCGTAATTGATCTCCGACGCTAAGCATTTGCACTTGGATGCCGAACCCGCCAATAGTGTTGGGTCCAGGCTTTCCTTCTGGGCCTTCTGGGCCTTCTGCGCCAACTGATCCGGTTTCGCCTTTCGGTCCAATGGTGGCTAGTTCGACAGAGATCGATGATGGTTTAACCTGTGTCAGCTCGATAGAAGGTGGTGATTGGCTGACAACATCGACGCTGTTCATTGACTGCATCGATACTTCGATGGCGGTGTCACTCATTTCGTCACTTCCTCAATCACGGGGATCTGGAACGTCTCACTCGGCGTCTCGATGCCGCCTTGGACGGTCTTGATGTCGCAGACCAGCAAGCCGACAGGCCATGCGCTGGTGTCAGGATTCACCGGTACCAGCGTGAACTTCGTCACGTCCAGGTCGTTCGGAACGACGCGCAGGTCGTCGATTAGCGTGTCGTTCTGGTCGCGCAATTGAGAGGTGATTGTCAGGCCGGTGATTGGCGCGGGTACGCCGCCGACTTTCCATGTGCAAGCCAGAGAAAACGTCGCGCCGCGCTTAAACTTGTCTAGCATTTTCATAATCGCTCCTTAGTAGCCTTGAATAGTCACGTCGGCGAGTCCGTTGACCGGGTTGCCGCTGATGTCTTGGCAGGTCAGCAATGGGCCTAGCGTCTCGTTCTTGTCGACAACGATGACGCGGAACGCTGTTCCGGTACCGGCGATCAGCTGCACATTGACCACCGAAATCTTGTGATAAGACTTGGTGATCGGCAGACGCAAGCCAGCAGCCGGGATAGCCACGCTCAGGAGCGTTTCCATTACGTCCGGAACGTCAAAGCTGGCTACCAGGCTCGAAATTGCCCCACGGTTACCGCCAAAACTGGTGCTGAGACGGATCTCGTAGCTGTCGTTTTCGGCGACCAGCGAACCTGGCCAAGTTGCAAAGGCGGGGATTGACCACATCGCACTCGTATCCGAATGCCACATGGCAGCGCCAGCATCGCCCCACATCACGGCAGCGCCGAGGCGGCGATACTCCAAACGCCAGCTGTCGGCATTAACCACGGCCGGCAAGGTCATCTGCGAACCAACGCAAACTGCAGGCACCTGGAACTCGTCGACATAGGTCATGGCGTAATAGGTCGCCACGCGCCACATCAGATCCGAATCGGTATGCCACATCGCGGCCAGTTCGTTCGGGTTCCACATGGTTCCCTGTTCGTTAGCCAAGACCTCGCCGCCAATCACTGCGCCATCGGTCACGATGCCGGTGAAGCCGCGAGCGCCCATGTCCACGGTTTCGACCACGTTATCTACCGGCACATCGCCCAAGTTGACCACCAGCGCCGCAGCCTTGCGGCTTTCGTTGCCGTAGCGGTCAACTGCCTTGATCATCAGCGTTCCCATGCCGGCAGGCCGGACCGCTGACACATACGGACTGAAGCGGATGTAGCCCTCATGGATCGGCGCAGCCGAGCCCCAGTCGCGGGAATCGCCGTTGATCCAGCGGATCTGATAACCGGCAATGTCCACTTCCGTGATGTCCGTCCAGGTCAGCGTAAACGTCTTGGCTGAGTGATCCACCACAAAAGACGTCACATTGGCGGGTGGCACATTAACCAGCGGCCATCCGGTAACTGTGTACGGGTAGACCGCTGCCGTTTCCAGTTCCTGAACAGCGCCGCCGAACTGGTTGAACGAGCAGAACTTGAAGTAGAGCGTTTGACCGATCATGCTCTGGTCGATTTCATCTGACCACGCAATGCTCTCATCGACGCGCACAAACTGCTTGCCGGCAGCATGGGTGGCTGCGTCTGTATTCAGAGCGCCACGGGTCGCCATTTTCAAGCTGTACGCGTTGGTGCCCGTCAGTGTGGCATCGCTGTAACCCAAGTATTCTTCATCGATCACGCAGAGCGTTTGCAGCGCATCGGATGCCGTCTGCGTCACTGTAGTCATCGTCCCGCCAGCACCCACTAACCGGACGTTGGCGACCTGATTCTTGTCGGCAGATACCGAGTTGGCCAAGGTGCCGTAACGCGCTCCACGTTGCCAGCGTTTCATCAGCGTATAGGTCACGCCGTCTAGCGATGAGTAGATGTCGCAGCCGCCCCACTCGGTACCAAGTGGAGTGACGGCAATACCGATGCGCAGACCAGTGCGGCTGGCGTCGACCTTATCCGACTCAATAAACGCCGGGGTAGCGATGTTGGCCGGGGTAGCGTTGTAGTCCTTATTCCAACCGGCCGCGTTTTCACGGGGGTAAAGAGCCAGATGGCCAGCGCCCGCCGGGAAATCTTCGGCAACACAGTTGATCTCGCCGTCTGCCGTGTCGACCACACGGGTCAAGCGCACAGGGTAACGATTCATGCCGCTGACTGCATCCGTCAGCGTCACGATGTCCATCGGCAACAGATGGTCGTAGATCCACGGCAGGGTGAAGCGGTACTCGTTACGGGTTAGCGATTGACGTTGTACGTCGATCGTGCCGAGGCGGGCAGCGGCAGCGCTGTTGCCGATACCATGTGCTTTGAGCGTGTCCTTCGACTTCTTCGGGCCGTACATGGCCACGCTGGCTGGGTCGCTGCCGTCAACGGTCTCAATGTTGAACTCGTTGCTGACGTCGCGGAATTCGACGGTGCGGATGTTGTACGTCTCAGAGTCGCCCTTGCGGATGATCTCGATTGGGCGCTCAGGGTCGCCCAGGAATTCATCGTCGGTTAAGTCGTAGAGCGGCGACACGTCAGGCGTCCAACTGCGGCCATTGCCGCTGACGGCGGCGTCCCCGTAAGGAATAACCGTCAGGTGATCAGCCGCCCAGACAGCAGCAGAGTTGGTCTGCTGCAGGATCTCGTTGACCCAGTCAGCCGCCTGTTTCTGCTCTGCCATCTCAATGCCGATTTTCCAGCCCATCGCCACGGCGTAGTTGCCGTAGTTGGTGGCCACAGGAAACCGCGCAGCAGGTGCAGAAGCGCCCCAACGGCTGTTCGTGATGATGCTGCTAATGGCGTAAGCCGGGTCAGCGCCGTCGATCGATGCGTCATAGTTGGCGCCGAATACTTCGAAAGAGAATGACGGCACCGAATCGTTGCTGAATTCGCCCAGATCCACGGCTGTAAAGTTGGCCAGCCCAGGGTAATAAAAGAACTGGTCAGGATGACGGCTTACAAGGACGCTGCTATAGCCATTCGGAATAGAGCCGGGAAACACAACGTAGCCGTACTGCGTGTTCTGCGACAGGCGTAGCTTGTCGCTGCCGACGACCATCCACACTTCGCCAACAGACACCGGGCCTTCGCAGATGCCGACCTGTAGGGTATAGCGGTACGTGTAGGTCACGTTTGTCTGGGTGGCACCGCCACCGCCGCCTTTGCCGCCACCGCCGCCGCCACCGCTCGACTGCTGTTGTTCGTGACGGATAGCCTGCAAATCGTTGTAATAGATCAGGTTACCGGTACAACGCTGGCGACCAATAACGACAGGCACAGCAACGCCGTAGCACGACGTCTGAATACGGAGACCGCTAATCCGGGGAGTCTCGTTGACGATGTTCTGGCCACCGCCTCCAAACATACCGCTCATGACTCACCTCTCGGTCGGAAAAATCGGACGGCTCGCTTCATTAAGCGCGAGTCCTCGTCCGCGTTCATCTCTAAAACTTCGCCGTGGCGCTTGTACGCATGGATGATGCGTGGCCACTCGATCACGATGGCACCGTGGCAAAAAACACGGCCAAAGAACCACATGGCAATATCGCCCGGTGCTGGTTCCAGTACCTCATCGCAATAACTCATCAAGCCGTCCACGTAACGCGTGTCGTCTTGGTGGAACATGATGTCTTCCGGGTACTCTGGCACCGTGACGTC